GTACGATGATTTTTGTGACATTTTATAGGAAAGGAGGTAAACTATGGCAAACGAAACAAGTGTAGGCGGAATAATTGCACCTGTACAAGCTGATATTTCAGACTTTATGCGAAAGTTTGATCAAGTTGATCAGCAGACTAACAAAGTCAGCGCAAACGTGATTAATAAACTTGAAATGATGAGTAGTGCTTTACGTGATGTGACGGCACAAGCGAATGCACTTAATATTAAGGAACCTTCCGTATCAAGCAATTCTACTGCTACCAATAATGGACTTGCAAAAACATTGCAATTTACTGACAGTATTAAACAATCTAAACAACAGATTGCCGCTATTGACCGCAATTTATTTGACCAATTACAGAAGAATAATCAAGCTGAAACAACAAGAACGGCTGAATTAAGACGACAAAAGTCTGAGATCGAAGGACAACTTGCGGCTTTAAAATCTTCTTCATCTTCTGGATTAGATTCTTCGATTAAATCTACGGCTAAAAACGTCAGTTTATTAAACGAAGAATTCGGAAAAATTAAAAGTCATATAATGTGGATGGCTACTGCGACTATTTCTGGTGCAGCTGTAATGACACCATTTATGATGGTTGACAAAATCAAAGAAATGGAACAGGCAATGGCTGGCGTTAGACAGGTTCTTCCTAGCTTGGAAGGTGATCAAAATGCTGTTAACACAGAATTAATCAATTTCACTAAAATAGCTAGTAAATATGGCGAATCAACAATGGAAGTAATTGACGCAGGGCGTTCATGGGGGCGTATGTATAAGGACGTAAACGTTGTTAATTTGTTGGTTGCACAGTCTGCCAAAATGGCAACTGCTGATAATTTTTCAATGAAAGATTCTGTTAAAGGTTTAGAATCTGCAATGTCTCAATTTGGCATGAAGTCAGAAAATGTAAATGAAGTAATGAAAAACAGTAACAAAATATTAGACGTTTGGACTAAATTGGCACATACAGGCGGTGCTTCTGCACAAGATTTAGTTGCAGGTGTTGAACGCGCTGGCTCTACCGCTTATCAAGCTGGCATGTCGTTTGAGTTTTATAACGCTATGATTGCTACAGGCGTGAGGAATACAGCTTTATCTGGTTCTGAAATTGGTAACAGTATGAAAAGTTTGGCAATCAACTTTAAAACAGACAAAGCAATTTCTGAAATGGACAAGTTTGGCGTTGCTGTAAAAAAAGTAGACCAAGACGGTAAAGTTACATTTAGAAGTATGCAAGATGTGATTCTTGATCTTTCTTTAGCGGTTCAAAATACTGACAAAGATACATCTAAATTGTTTTCATCATTATTTGGTAAATTCCAAAATTCAAAACTTACTAGCATTGTTACCGACTATAAGCAAATTATTGATAACTGGCAAAATGCTGTAAATAGTTCAAATTTCACGGACGAACAAGTAGCTTTACAGTTAGATACTATTTCACGGAAAATAGGAACAACAAAAGCTATCCTAGATGAATTGGCGGCTGGTGCTGGCAACAGTGGATTAACTAATTTTATTAAAGAACAAATTTCATCTATCAATAATTTTTTAACTGGCCTTACAGCTATGTCATCTAACATGGTAAGTGCTATAGGCACTACCATTAAATGGTCGGCAGAACTATATTTGGTGACTAAAGTATTAACATCTATAACAGAAGGTGTTAAAGCTGTAAAACTAGCAAGTGAAGCCTACGTTGCAGTTAAAGCAGTAGATACGACAGTTACGGTAATTAATACAGAAGCTAAGATTGCCGAGAATATCGCTACAGCTAATTTAAATAGGACAATTGCTGTAAGTAGTGCTATCCGTGGTAATATTATACCTTTGTTAATACTAGGAACAGCCGCAATGTATAGTTATAACGAAAGTGTTGGCGAAGCAAATAATAAAATTCAAAAACAATCCGATAATGAAGCGGTTAGACTTGAACAAATGCAGAGAAGTGCTGATAGTATTAAACAACAAAGCGAATTTATTAATACTTTAGCAAACTCATATGACAAACAAAGTGAAGCATTGCAAAATGCAGGTGAAAATACCGAAAAAGGTCAAAAAATTCAAGAAGAAATGACTTTTTTAGAAAAGAAATTGACCGAGGAATTAAATATAAATTCTGCCGCACAAGATGAAAACGCTGGTAACATTATTGAAAACGGTAAAGTGAATCGAACCGTAATTGATAATAACATCAAAGCAAAAGAATTACATAGTGCCCAACTAGCCGAATCATTATTAAAAGATGCTGATAATTTAAGAAATGAAGCACTTTATCATAAAAACCTTGCAAATTCTAAAATCAAAGATATGGAAAATGAAATAACGATGCTTGGCTTTTTAGAACGTGCTTATCTTGCTTATTTTAATTTCATGGCTGATATGTATAACAAAATGGCTGACTACCAAGAACAAAGTGCAAATGAAACTGATGATTTTACTGGTGTATCTGTTGAAAAAACTCCCGAACAAAAACAGAAAATTTTAGAAAACGCTAAAAAATATAGAGAAAAATCAGCAGGATATCAGCAAAAGAGAACGTCAACGGCAGAAAACTACATTGGAATAAGCCAAATGTTAAGAGACTCTAACACTGAAGCGTTAGAAGCTATGAAAATTCAAACTAACTATGTTGCTCAAAATACAAAAATGGCAGGTATAGTTGATCCTTCTGGCAAAAAAGGCAAAGGTTCATCGTCGAATGCACCACAAGATCGTACAGAAAACATACAGTCAAAAGTAGATTTTCTCGAACTAGATAAAATAATCAATAGCATTGAAATATTTACTGACAACTACAATGAGTCATTAAATAAGATTAAAACATCTGAAGAATTATACGGTGTCACGATACAAACTAATACTGACCGCATGTCGGCTATGCATAAACAACTTGTAAATCTTAAAGATGCTGGCGATGCTGTCGATAAATTAAAGCAAACCAATATTGATAAAATAAACAGTTTTGCTGATAAAACAGGTGCTACCGTTAGCATATCAGGTGGAAATAGTACACCTGAAGGAACGGCCTTTAACTATCTTTCTAACGCTGGCTATAAGCCAGAAATGGTTGCTGGTATTATTGGCAATCTTATGACTGAATCTGGTTTAAACCCAACCGCTTTAGCTGGCGATGGTTCTGGTTCATATGGCATTGGGCAATGGCTTGGTGGTAGGCTAGATGGTTTATATGATTTTGCTAAAAATAATAATTCCGATGTTAACGCATTAGAAACACAATTAGCGTATTTAGTTTACGAAATGCAACATAATGAATCTGGCTCAATAGATAAAGTAATGGCTAGTGGTTCGACAACACCAGAAGAATTTGCTCTTGCTGTATCTAAATATTACGAACGTCCTGCATGGGCAGAAAACCCAGAAAGGCAACAAAACTCGCGAAATGTATACAGCAAATATATTAGCGGAGAACTTAATGGAACGCCAGAAGAAATTAATATAAACGGAGATACGTTAAACGGTGCAGGAATTGATAGTGCAACATGGAAAAGTGCAACTTCTGAACAAAAGGTTCAATTAGTACAAAGTCATCATGATCAGATGCAAAATGCTGATCTGCTTATCAAATACTTGCAAGAAGAAATAAAACGCGAAAAAAAACTATCAGGAATTAAAGCTAATATAGCAAAACAACAACTAGCCATAGTTAAATCAGGAATTGAAGATACCAACAATTTAATTAGTGCAAGCAATACCGAAGCGGAACAATGGAAAACTCAACAATTATTAAAATACGGTGTTGGAGTTACGCAAGAACAAAAAGATAAACTTGATTTAGATGTATTTAATAAAAGGCTTGAAACTTTAAAACGAGAAAGAGACAGATATGCTGACGATCCCAAAAGCGTGGAATATAAAAAATTAAATGATGACTATGCAAAGTTAATTATGCAACGTGACACCATGCAAAAACTTACAATTCCAAACACCAAGTATCAAACAAACGTTGCTAATGTCGGCTATGACCAGCAAATTAAATCTAACGCTCTAGGAACTAACTACACCAAAGAGCAAAAGGATATTATTGATTTAGTTGCCGCCAACGAAAAATTGAGGTTAGCTGAACAGAGCCGCGATACTCTTGAAAATGCAGGTAAAAAAGATTCTGCCGAATACAAAGAAAAGCTAGTTTTAATAGGTCAATTAAAAAATGAAATATTAGCTTTAAACGACAAAACATTAGTTGTCCGCACTAGCATGGCAAGCATGTTTGACGGCATGATGCGTGGCACTACAACATTTAGTCAGTTTTGGCGCAACGCTTGCCTTGATTTTGGTACTCAAATGATTAATCAAATTTGGAATATTAATCAGGCTGGCAGACAATCTTCATTGATAGGCAATATATTTGGTGGCTTGTTTGGCGGTTCAACTTATTCCAGTACTTCTGGGATTAATGCTACTGCAAAAGCAAATATAGCGTCACAGTATTTCCCTTCTACAACATTTTCTATTGCCGGCAAAAGAGAAAACGGTGGTTCGGTAATAGCAGGGCAAACTTATCTTGTTGGTGAAAAACGACCTGAATTATTTGTTCCTACGTCAAACGGAACAATCATACCTGATTTATCAACCATTAGGGCAAATAATGCTAACGCTAACACTAGTGCTAACACTGGCAATGTTCAACACGTAGCGGTTAACATCAAACAAAATTATCAATCGCTCGACCCTGCCACAAACATGAAACTTCAAAAAGCACAAAACGCCAGTATGAAATCCGAAATATTGAACGCTATTAGAACTGAAACCACTTGGCGTTCTGCTGTAAAGGGGGCGGCAAGATAATTGGCTGTCGAAGTATTTAACATCAAATATAATCGCGCCCATGCTTCTACTGTTGAGTTTAAAACAGATATTGATAGTGAATATACGGTTCATGAACAAAGGGCGTGTATGCAGACAAATGAGAGAAATTCATGGACTCTAGAATTTGAAAAGACCCCATCCAACTTTCAGAATGTGAGGTCTTTTTTTATTCGCCATAAAGGTAAATTCAAGGCCTTTAGTTGGCAATGGAAAGAGACGGATGATCTTGGTCGGTACATTGGCGGTGATGGTCTATTTTACAACGTCAGATTTGATACCGATAAGTTAGATTTTAAGATTAATGAACTTGGTTACAAAACGTTTAGTATTCCAATTATTCAGGTGGTGACAACTGAATGAGTAAAGGTATAAGCGAAGAATTAGAGCAGCATGTAGCAGAAGCGGAGATAATTCCAAGGATGCTGGTGACTATTTACGGTGCTAACGATGTTGTATTTCGATTCGTAGCAAACGACAATCAAGACTTGCTTTTTGAAGGTAACACTTATATTTCTGCTGAGATCAAACGTGGCGAGATTAAAACCACGCTAGAAGGTGACAAGGAGCAAGTTTCCTTAACGATGTCTAACCGCTGGAAAGAATGGTCTGCTTACATTGCCAATAATGGCAAAGGATTAAAATACAAAAAGTGCGTCATTCAAGAAGTTTATATTGATCATCTTGAAGAAGGTGCGGTTTGGCTATTTGAAGGTATACTGAACAGCATTAAAACTACTATGATTGAGTTTAGTTGTACAGTTGAACGCGATACCGTAGATTTTACACAAGAATCTCCTAATATGGGATATGGCCCTACTTGCCAGTTTATTTATAAAGGTGCTGACAATCGTTGTAGGGCTACTAGTGCATTAACTAGCTGTGATGGAACATTAACCGCTTGTATTGAGCGTGGCAACGTAACAAGGTATGGAGGACATCCTAGCATCCCTAGAGAGATGGTGCTTAGATCATCATGACAATTAATGAATTAATCAAATGCGTAGGAATGCCATACCGACAATTAGATGAAAACGGCAAAGCATTGGGATGCATGTTACCAATCTATCTTCTTTATCCAGAAATACCACGTTACGACTGGCCACCAGAAGATAAGTTTTTAGAATATTTTTTAGCTATTTTACGCAAACATGGTAAGAAAATAGAACTATGCAACATTCAAATTGGTGATGTTGTTGCTTTCCATATGCCTTTAAACTTCCTTCATGTTGGCGTTTATTGCGGTAATGATGAAGTTATTCACTGCATTACTGGTGAAAGTTTGGAAAGGTTTAGACTTTCTATGGTATCTCGTCGAATAGAGGAGGTTTTTAGATGGGATTCATCCCTTGGACACAAGGAATAGGATTATTTATAAAAAATACCATTATCAGCTATGCCATTAGTTCCGTAACAAATAAACTTTTCGGCCCGAAAACTCAAAGCAGTAGCCCAACGTACACTCTTGGAACATTGCAGACTCAAACAAATTCAAGCTTAGTTATGCCATTGCCTTATGGTAGTGTCAAGTGTGCCGGCAATGAAATATGGGCAAGCCCCGAAGGTACGGTCCAACATAAAATTGTTTCATTTGGTGTTGGTAAAATTAAAGGATTTAGAGACGTGCGGTTAAACGATCTAGTTATCAATACCTGTCCTGCTTTTAAAATTAGCAACACACTTTACTCCGATGCTACCATTAGAAAAAGCGGTACAACATTTTATATAAAATCAAACGGTGTTACAACGTCTTTTGACCTAACGAAATACACAACAATATTAGGACTCGTTACTGCAATTAAGACTTATAAAGATGCTACAACTACTGCCGAAGATACAGAATGGTCTTTCGCTGAAACGTGCTTTTCTTCAAATACAACTAGCAGTATAAACGATATAGGCGAAACGGCTTGCCACAACAATCCAGTATCGTTAATTATTAATGGCTTAACTGGTTGTAGCTACACAGCATATTTGGGCGATGGTGAACAACTAATAGACGATAGAGTTAACGGTTTTATGGGTACTGTTGATGTTTATGCATATGATGCAAATAGTCCACCTGCTACCAAAATAGATGAATACGGAACCGTTACAGATATTGTTGTTGGCGATACTTACGTTACAGACTGGGAACTATGGACAGTTTACAGTGACAATGGAGTATTGAGAGGGCGAAGAAAAACAGGTACGACACAACAATTATTAAACAACACGACACAAACGGAACGTGCTAGATTAGTAGGCGGTTTAAAGTATGATGCTTACCTAGCTATAACCGCTACAGCCAGCGACAAGTTAAGTAGTAGCTACAACGTTACGGCAATTGTTGATGGACGGATAGTAAGAGTATACACATCGCTAACCGAATATACGGAACAGTGGAGTGACAATCCAGCTTGGTGTGAACTAGATTTTAAAACTAGTATTGATGGTTGCGGAATGGATATGAGTGGCATTGACTTGCAAACATATTTAAATGCCGCTAATTATTACCAGCCGTCTGGTGATCAAAAACGGTTCACTCTTAATCTAATCCTTGATGAAAAGAAAACTCGGCAGGACTGGCTAACTGAATTTTTTAGTACGTGCCGATCATACCCAACATATCAAAGAGGGTTACATGGTATTTTAGTAGACAAGCCAGAAGAAATAAGCCAAATATTCACCGTAAAACCTGACGAATCAATTGAAACATGGTGGCAAGACAACGATGAAGATGTTGAACGTTTGCAAATTGAATACGTTGATCCTGATTATGAGTATACAAAAGTTTTAGCACAAGCAGACAGAACGCAACTACCAGGAGAGACAAGCCAATTCAGAAATAAGATTCCGCTGACTAAGAAAATTAGCATATACGGAATCAATAATTTTAAGCAGGCATCTACCGAAGCGTGGTTTCATCTCAATAAAGCACAGACTTGCCCTGAGTGGATTCAATATACGACTAACAAAAGAGCGTTAAACCGCAGTATTGGCGATGTGGTAGGCGTATGGAATCCGATTACAGAAGTTGTTGAAGATGGATTAGCGTACAAACGGTATCGCATTATGTCCATGACTGAGCCACAGGAAAATAATATTACAATGACTATGCAAGAATATAATCCTAATTTGTATAGCTTTACGATGGGAAGTGTCGCACCAACCGTAACCGTTACTACTTTACCAAACTCAGGAACGTCACCACCAAACGTAACAAACTTAACGTTAGACGAAGATACCTATATTCTTAAAGACGGAACTGCATTGACGGATATAATTATTAATTTCACTCCTGCAAATAGTTCAAACGTTAGTCATTATGAAGTGTATTGCCAAAATAACGGTACAGGTGATTTTATTTACACTGGTGACGTTGTTGAGTCCGGTTGTAGGGTTAGAATTATGCAAAATAATAAAACTGTGATTATCAAAATTGTCACGGTCAGTAAGCTGTTTAATTTAAAATCAGATGGTGTGTTATCTGCTAGTTATGTAATCGTCGGCAAAAGTGATCCACCACCAGATGTAACAAAGTTTTCAGTTGGCAACTCAAACGGCAAATTATTTTTTACATGGTCTGCCGTTGATGCTCCTGATATCAGACTTTACGAAATCAGAGAGGGTTTATCATGGCCAACATCAACTTTAGTTCAGCAAGTCGCAGAGGGCACAAATTATCAAACAGGACTATACACCAATGGCGACAAGCTATATTGGATTAAAGCCCTTGACAGATCAAGAAATTACTCAACTAATGCCACATCTTACAGCATAGCGATTTATGACGCTCCTATAGGAAATGCCATAATAAACAACGTTATTAGCATCAATCAATCAATTGGCTTATGGTACATGGACGATGATGACATATACATGGACACTCCTAAATTATATATGGACAGGTATATTGTTAATGTCGGCACTCGATACATTGATGTTGATTCAGTGGACATCGGCGAAATAATCACGGCAAATATTATAGCATCGTATAGTGCGACAGCCGAAGCAAATACAAAAATATCCTTTGAAATGCGTACTAGTTTAGATGGTTTGGTATATAGCAATTGGCAACAGTATTGCCCTGGATCATATACATTTAGGTTTGTAGATTTGCGGTTGGTTATAGAGATAGTCAGCGAGTCAGATACAGTGTATATCGAGTCAATGACGATTAGTATTGATGTGCCCGATAGGACGGTGACAAGTAGCGGTACGTTGAGTATCGCGGCGTGGACTACTGTATTATTCCCTACAACTCCAATAACGTCAGAAACTACAAATACATGGGGAGACGAGAAAACAAAAACATGGGGCGAGGTAAAACTGAATACATGGGGGAACGTCCGCGGTCACTCATATACGTATAACGGATCATTCCACAGCATTCCCAGTGTCGATATTTGGGCAAAAACATATGGAGCTATAGCATATACGCAGAATATTACTAAAAATGGTTTTGATGTGATATTAATTGATTCTAAAACACAAGCGGTTATTACTGGTGATTTTAAGTACAACGCTATAGGGTATTAGGAGGTAACATGGCAACAACAAATTATAATTTAGCAAAACCTGTTGATGCCGATTCAGCAGATATATCGGTTATCAATGCCAACATGGATATTATTGACGCTAATATTGGAAATATCGGCAATAAGAAAGTAGATGAAATTAGCAGGGCTGATGGCAAGGTATTGGCGTGGGATAGTGCCACAGATAAATATAAGCATATTAACCCTACTACTGGTGGCACTGGTAGTGTAGTAACATCATCAGTTACAAACGGTAATATTAAGATTGACGGTGTGGAAACTACAGTATATACCTTGCAAAATAATAGTGTCATAGATACAGTAATCGGCACTCGCACAGCAGACCCAACAACACCAACAGCATACTCGCTAGTAGGCTCGCTGACTCAATGGCTATCATGGATAACCAAACGATTTGCAGAGGTCACAGGGTATGCATGGGGAACCGCTGTACCTGCGAGTTTAAAGACCCTGTGGACTCAGGCAGACATAGGGACATTGTTCATCCCCGCTGGAATCCTGTATAGCCCTATTATCTACGCAGGTCGTAATAAGACATACAATAAAGTATTCATCAATTGTCATGGCGAGACTCCAACAAGCCTAGTAGTTACGCTGTATCACAATGGGGCATTGATCTACACATCGTCTGCAATAACTGTCAATGAAACCATCGCTACAGTGGCTTTGACGATTACAGGGGAGCAGACAGTGCAAGCCTTTGTGAGCAATACTACAGGGCTGACCAAGGGTGTTAGTGTGTCGTTAAAGCAGGTGAGTAGATAGATGGCAATAACAACATGGGGAGTAAAATCCCCATTAATAACACTATCAAATAATAATCTTAGAGCAACAGTAACGGGATCTCCTGCTGATTTTACAGGGGTTAAGGGTAGTGCCGGCTTTTCGACAGGCAAAAAATACTGGGAATGTACCATCGTTTCGTCTACAAATCAATGCATGATAGGTGTAGCAGATGATTATTTCTCTTTAGTAGGATATGCGGATTATACATCTACCCATCATAAATCATACTGGCAATCGAGTGGAGCTTTACAACCTGGAGGGGTTGCATTTGGAACTCCTTATGTTACTGGCGACATTATTGGTGTGGCACTGGATGCAGATGCTAAAACAGTTAAATTCTACAAAAATAATGTTTTACAGGGTGGGGGTGCTGTTAGTTGTAGCGCACTTTCAGGTAATATTTACCCTTTTGCCATGCTATACAATGCAGGAAACGCTGTAGATGTTAACTTTGGGGCAACGGCTTTCCTATATACACCACCTAGTGGGTACGCAGGAATTGACGTGTCCGCAGCATTCCAACGTCCCCAAGCAATAGGAGGTTTTTAAATGCACATCTACGAAATCAAAGACAACACAGGCATAAAATGTATCATCACAGACGATCCTCAGCAACTG